CAACAGCGGCAGCGACCGCAAGTCGATCTGCTGGCAGGAGCGCAAGCACGCAGTAGGGGTGGCGCACGGCGAAGTGGAAGACGACCGAACGTTTTCTTACGTTTGCGCGCTTGATGACGGCGACGACCCGATGACTGATCCGGCATGCTGGATCAAGGCCAACCCGCTCTTGGGCGTGACGATCACCGAACAATACCTCGCCGACCAGGTGAAGCAGGCGCAGCACATTCCGGCCAAGGCGAACGGCATCCGGCGACTGCACTTCTGCGAATGGACCGATGCGGAAACTGCGTGGATCACGCGCCCAACTTGGGAAGCGGTGGAGGATCACACGCTTGATCTGGATCAATTCGAGGGCGTGAAGTGCTGCGCCGGGCTGGACTTGTCGGCAAAGGCCGACATCACCGCCAAGGCGCTGGTGTTTGATGACGGCAAGGCGCCGGACGGCAAGCCGATGTTTGCGGCGTTCGTTCATGGCTACACGCCGGAAGAGACGATGCGGGCGCGGGCGGAAAAGGACGGCGCGCCCTATGACTTGTGGGTCGAAGCCGGCTTCATGACGGCAACGCCGGGCAAGAAAACGCGGCTGGACTTCGTCGCACAGGACTTGATCAACGATGCCGACCGCTTCGATCTCGATTTCGTCGCCTACGACAACTTCCTGATTGCCGACTTTGAAGGCGAGGTTGACGAGCTGGGCGGTGAATTGCCGCTCCTCGACCATCCCCAAGGTTGGGGCAAGCGGAAGCGCGAGACGCCAGACGGCAAAGAGATTCAACTTTGGATGCCCGGCTCCATTGACCAGCTTGAAACGCTGATCCTTGAGCGCCGCATCCGCGTGCATGTGAACCCGGCGCTGCGTGCGGCGGTGTCTTCTGCGGCCTTTGAGCGGTCGCCGGCGGACTTGCGGCGCTTCACCAAGCAAAAAGCAACGGCGAGGATCGATATGGTAGTTGCTCTTGCGATGGCAGTCGGCGCGGCGACGGCGCGCGATGAGCCGGTGTCCAAAGCAACCCCCTGGGACGCGGACCCCGAATTTAGGATGGTTTTCTGATGTTCGGATGGAACCGCAAGGCCGAGACGCGCAACGTGGAAGACCCCGGCATTCCGGTGTCTTCGCAGGCGCTGGTGACTTGGCTTTACGGCGACGGCATGTCCAACAGTTCGGGCGAGGTCGTCACTATCGAAACGGCGCTTGGCGTCCCGGCAATTTGGCAGGCGGTCAACTTCCTGTCTGGCACCATCGCCGGCTTGCCGCTGCTGGTTTATCGCAAGACCCCCGAAGGGCGGAAACGTATCACCGACCAGTTCGCCGAAATGCTGCAAAAGCGCATCAACGACGAACCGACATCGTCGTTCGAATGGCGCAAATACACAATGGAGCAGGCGCTGACGGGCGGGCGCGCCTTAACCTATATTGAGCGCAGCGCAGCGGGCCGAGTCATCGCCCTCTGGCCTCTGGACCCGCTCAACAGCGTGGTTCGCCGGATCGACGGGCGCAAAGTCATCGACTATCAGGACGGCGGGCGGTCAGTCCGCTATTCGGCGTCAGAAGTCATCGACATCGTCGCAATGCAGAAATCGGACCGCATCACGCACCGTTCGCCCATCATCACGAACCGCGAAGTGGTGGCGATGGCGCAGGCAATGACGAAGTATGGCGGCAGCTATTTCCGCAACGGGGGCGTTCCGCCTTTCGCTGTCACTGGCAACTTCCAAAGCGGCAAGGCGATGGACCGGGCCGCGGATGACCTGGCCGCTGCGGTGCGCAAGGCCGCGAAGGAACAGCGCCAGGCGCTTGTCATGCCTGCGGGCCTGGACATCAAAAGCATCGGGGCCGACCCTCAGAAGTCGCAGATGATTGAGGCGCAGCGGTTCGTGATTGAGCAGATCGCGCGCATCTACAACTTGCCGCCGGTCTGCCTGCAAGACCTGAGCAACGGCACCTACTCGAACACCGAGCAGCAAGACCTTCAGCTTGTGAAGCACACGGCCAAGCGCTGGGTTGAGCAGATCGAGCAGGAACTGAACCTTAAGCTCTTTCCCAAGGGTTCAAACCTTTACTGCGAGTTTTCAATGGATGGCATCCTGCGGGGCGACTTCAAGACCCGGATGGAAGGCTACGCCAGCGCCGTGCAGAACGGCATTCTAAAGCCGGGCGAGGCACGCGAAATGGAAAACCGCGAACGCGCTGACGGCGATGACCTGCTCTACATGCAGGGCGCTATGGTCCCGATTTCACAGACCGGGCAGCAAACAGAACCGGGGTTGCAGAATGACGCATGAAATTCGCGTGCTGGCCGATATGCGGCTGGAAAGCCGTGCAGATGACGAACCTGCGCGGCTGGTTGGATACGCAGCGGTCTTTGACCAGGCCACAGACATCGGCGGCTACTTTCGGGAGCGGGTCGCCAGAGGCGCGTTCTCGGATGCGCTGAACCGCGACGACATCCACGCGCTGTTCAATCACGATTACGGCAACGTCATCGGGCGCAAGAAAGCCGGAACGCTGACACTGGCAGAAGATGAGCGCGGGCTGCGGGTGGAAATCCTGCCACCAAATACGCAACTCGCCCGCGACCTGATGGAAAACATCAAGGCGGGCAACATCGACCAGATGTCGTTCGCCTTCTCAATGGAAGGCGGCAAGCAGGAATGGGACGAGACGGGTGACACCCCGCTTCGCACCATCCAGCGGGTCGGCGAACTGTTTGAGGTGTCGGTGGTGCCGCGCGGCGCCTATCCGACCACGGAAATCGGGCTTCGCAGCCTGGACGCGCACCGCAAGGAAAGCGCGAAATCTGGATACAGCGTCCGCAAATCGCGGATGCACATGAACCTCGCTCTCATGGAGCGGGAGGGCTAAGGCCGCGCGCCAAACGCCTTCAACGCCGCCTTCGGGCGGCATTCCTTTGGTCAGAATGGAGTTTACCATGACCGACATCAAGTCGCTGCGTGAGCAGCAGGCGCGCATCGCCACAAACGCCCGCGCCAAATTCAACGAAATCTCCGGCTCGACCGACGAAGCCCGCGCGGCCGAAATCGAGCGCGAGTTCGACGGCATGATGTCCGACCACGACAAGGTCGGCCTGCGCATTGAGCGCCTGCAGAAGCTGGAAGAAGCCGAAGCCCGCGCCAATGCCGGTGACGCCCGTCGCCCGCGCGGCGAGAACGTCGAAGCACGCGGCCAGGACGAAGGTCTTAAGGTCGAGTACCGCGAAGTCTTCGCCAAGGCCATCTGCGGCCCGCTGGACGACCTGTCCGCCGAAGAGCGCGCTGTTCTGCGCCGTGGCGCGACCGAACTGCGCACGCAGACGGCCGGCACCAACTCGGCCGGCGGTTTCACCGTCCCGACCGAACTGATGGCGCAGATTGAAGTCGCCATGAAGGCCCACGGCCCGATGTGGGACGCCAACGTCATCACCGAGATCCGCACCACGTCGGGCAACCCGATGCGGATGCCGTTCGTGGACGACACCGCCAAAGTCGCCGTCGCGCACACCGAAGGCGGCGCAGTCACCGACGATGGCGGCGAAGACGCGACGTTCTCGCAGCGTTCGCTGGACGCCTTCTCGTATGACACCGAGTGGGTCAAGTGGTCCTGGGAACTGGACATGGACTCCATCTTCTCGATGGAAGCCCTGCTCGGCTCCCTCCTCGGTGAGCGCCTTGGACGCACCGCCAACACGCAGCTGACCACCGGCACGGGATCGTCTGTCCCCCAACGGCATCGTGACTGCCTCGACCGCCGGCAAGACCGCTGCCTCGGCAACGGCCATCACGGCTGACGAGATCATCGACCTGCTGCACTCGGTGGACCCGGCTTACCGGACCTCGCCGAAAGCGGCGTTCATGTTCAACGACGCCACGCTGGCCTCCATCCGCAAGCTGAAGGACGGCGACGGCAACTACCTCTGGCAGATGGGCAACGTCATCCAGGGCCAGCCGGGCAGCCTGCTGGGCTATCGCTACTATGTGAACCAGGCGATGGACAGCATTGCCGCCGCCAAGAAAGTCGTCCTGTTCGGCGATCTGGGCAAGTACATGGTCCGCAAGGTCGGCAGCCCCATCACGTTCGTCGCGCGTGAGCGTTTTGCGCCTGACTACGGCATCCTCGGCCTGATCCGCTTCGACGGTGAAGCAGCCAACACGGGCGCCATCAAGCACCTGATCACCGCTGCCAGCTAAGGGCCGCGTGTAAAGCCTGGGAAGGGCGTCCAGCGCCCTTCCCGCATTGCCTTGGGGGTTTGCCATGAAACTGAAACTGCTCGTCTCGCGCGCTGGCCCTGGCCTTGTGCAGAACCGTGGCGACATCATCGAAGTCGGGCCGGAAGAAGGCGCGCGGATGATTGCCGCCGACCAAGCCGAACTGGCGCGGGAAGCCGTGACAGAGCGCGCCGTTCGCACGGCCAAAACCGAGAAGGCAGTGCGCTGATGCTGCTGCGCCGCACCTCTGCCGCCGGCACCTCGCCTGTCACGTTGACAGAGGCAAAGGCGCAGTTGCGCGTGGACGACACTTCCGAAGACACGCTCATCGCGGCGCTTATCGCGTCCAGCACCGCGCTTGTCGGTGAAATGGCGGGCCGGGTGATGGCGGAAGAAACCTGGGCCGCGTCCTGGTCGTCCATCGCGGGCGACATCGTGCTGCCGAAAAGCCCGGTCAAGGAACTGGTTTCGGTGACCTATTACGACAGCGCCGACACGCTGCAGACCATGTCGAACTCGGATTTCTACCTGTTCCGCAGCGATGACCTGACTTCCCTGCGCCCAAAGCCGAACAAGTCCTGGCCGGTAACGGCGGCGCGCGAAGACGCCATCACCATCACGTTCACGGCGGGCTACACGACGCTGCCGACCGAACTGCGGATGGCCGTGCTTCTTTGCATCGGGCATTTGTTTGAACACCGTTCCGCAGTTGATGAAGCCATGAGCGAACTGCCGATGGGCGTGGACGCACTGGTATCGACGCAGCGTCTTGGCTGGATGGCCGCTTAATGGAAGCCGGCACCCTCGACCGCCGCGTCCAGTTCCGGCGGTTCACGCTGACCGACGACGGCTTCGCCCAGGTTGAGGCGTTCGCAAACCTCGGCAGCCCCGTCTGGGCGTCAAAGACGGACGTCAGCGACGGCGAACGCTACCGGGCCAACGAAGTCGCGGCGTCCGTCCCCGCGCGGTTTGTCGTG